TGATGCGCGGAGGGTGGGTCAAAGCTGACACTTAGGGCATCTCGGAAGGAGACTGTTTTTCTTCACGGGATTTCCGCAGCGCGTGCATGAACGACCGTTCATACGCATTTTCTGAGCATTTACCCGGAGCTTACCGGAGCGTTGCATTTTGGCTATCGCCTCCCAGGAGTAGCCAAAAACACCGTCCGCTTGGCGCGATAGTAAATAAGCTTTCGATTCTTCAATGGTCATAGGTGCGCGGGGTATGGGTTAGAACAACTGAATGACGATTCCACCGTCAAATTCGACGACTTGCGTTTGCTCGCGGAGCCAGTTCAGAGCCTCGGATTCAGTTTCGAAGTTCTGGCCGTATTCTTTGGATGCGGAGATTGCCGATGAATGTTCTGCGAATTCGCAGCAGATGCCAACAGGGTCTAGGGTGAGTTCAGTGTCTGAATCCTCTTCGACTTGTTCGAAATGTTCAAATAAGGCGCGGCGTGCGTTGACGCTGAATTGAGTGTCGCGTCCGCATAGGCGGAAGGAATCGACGAATTGATATTCTGAGACGATGGTTTTCATGGATTGGATTTGTTGATTCGAGCTTGATTGCCCGCCATTCCCTACCGTTGCCGATAGGGAAGCGCGGGGAATCATGCTAGGTTGAAGAGCGCGCGAAAGTCCGCGTAGTCGTAGCAAAGGTCCGTGGAGAATCGGTAAACCCCAATGTCTTCCTGCCCATCGTCTCGTTTGACGGTGACATATTGCCAACGCTCATTGGCTAGGACGAACGGATCTTCAAAGGAACGGGGGCGGAGGTATTCAAGGACTTTCATTGGATTGGATGCGTGGATTGATTGATTGAAGAGACGCGTCAACCTACCCTTTCGGATAGATTGAAGCGGACCGTCAACCTGCTGTTGTGATGCGTTCCACTCGCTTTGCACCCGTTCCATGCGGCTTAAAACCGACAATAAACCCACGGTTTCCTTTGGCGCAGAGTCGGCATTTGTCGCACGATAGGTTGTCAACGCGCTGGGCTGGGCAGATGACCACACGGTTGCCCCCCGGCGTGGTGAAACGGTCCGGGCTGTCTTGTGGAACGACAGCTGAGACAGGAAGACCCGTCTTCACCAGCCTGTCTGCATGCAGCACCGAATTGGCGGACAGGTTGACGACGAAGCCGCGCTTGTTCGCCGACCGTATCGCGGACAGGTTGCCAATTGAAAGTGGCTTGTGGGTGTAGGTGAAGCCACGTTTGCCGGCGTTGGCATCCACCAGTTCGCGCAAAGCTTTAGCGTCCACCTTATCGCCTACACCGTGCAAATCACCGGCCTGATTGTGACGCCAGAGTTGACCAGCTGGGAATGATCGGACTTGTTTGATGAATGAGAGCCAATCAATACCGCGTTGGCCGCTTGTCACTTTGCTCCAATGAAGAGCCAAAGGGCCGCTGTCGGCATAACAACCGGATTTCCTGAATGGGCAGGCTTCCGGGCAGGTGGTGGACGATGAGGTGGAAACCGGAATTGGTCCGGTCTTGGCGTTGGAAGAGACTAGTGTCAGGTGAACATTCATGGGGATTTAGTGATTGGGGGTGAAGCCGAGGGTCGTTTCTAGGTAAGCTTGGATGAGGATGAGGGCGATGAACAGGGCCGCAATGGCGATGCGTTTCAAGGTGATGTGTTTCATGGGATTTAGCCTTTAACCAAGTTAAGGACAAAAGTTCCTTCTAGGTCCGAGTCCGGTGAATCCACTGGAAATTTCTCCGATCCAAAAATCGTCACCCGGTCTGGGTAACGGTCAAAATCCACGTCCACCCATTGACGGTGGATGAAGTTGATTGCTTTTTCAACGTCGGTGACGGTGACGGTAACTTCGGATTTGTTTGAAGCGGACTCGGTGACGGCATCAAGGATGTTTTTCATGACGAGGACAGACTAGGGTGGACGCGGTGAGGAGTCAAAACATTTCTTGAAATATTTTAAGAGCGGGGCGAGAGGGCCGGATTTGTTGGGGAAAACGAGGGAAAACGACTGGCAACTAGACGGTGTCAGGATTGGGGAAACTTGCCTTGCGGAAGGCTACCTTGGATTGCAAGGTACTGGACATGACAACTCAGCAGTGGACGAAAGCGAAAAGCCTGTATCTGGCGGGGAAGACATGGAAAGCGATTTCAAACGACCTAGGGCTGAATCAGTCAACCTTGCTTTCGAAAGCCTCGAGGGAAGGATTGCCCAAGGTGAGGAAGGAGATGCGAAACACTGTTTCCTCTAAAGAAACTCAATCCCTAGAAAGCCTCTCTGCCCTGGTCCGCTCGAAGCTAGCCGCCGATGCAGCTGCAACGATTGAAAGGGTTGACGGTTACGATCTTGAAGGCCTGAAGGACGAGGCGACTCGCGAAACGATACTGAACAGTGTCGCGAAACGTAGCGCGCTGGTCTTCGGTTGGTCAGAACAGGGCGAGAGTGCCAGCGTCTCAATCAACTTGCTGGGTTCAATGCCAGACCGAATCGCTGAGGTCAACGTCACGAGCGAACCGCCCGAGAAGTGAATATAACACACATTGGGCATCGCAGGGAAAGTGATAGTCTGCATTAGTTTTGCTTATGGCAGAAAAGGATTGTTTTTCCTGGGGAATGGCACACTTTGTGTGGCAAAGCCGGCACCCCCCTTTTGGGGACGGCTTCGTTTACGATACCCCCCTCAAAAATTTTCCGACCTTTTGACCATGATAAACAAAATCAAAATCGGTCAAACAGTAGTTTTATCCTATGCAGAACGTAAGCTCGCTCATTTTTTGGCGAAGCATAGGAATGGGAACAATCGTTCGTTCAACAAGGTGAACTTGAAGATCAGTTTGGAGGACGCGCATACGGTTGATTTGGAGGGGATGTGTGGCGAGATAGCGTTTTGCAAGCTGTTCAATTTGTATCCTGATTTGGATACGGAGCGTGAGCCGCCGCATCCGCTTTATGACTGTGTGCTATCGAATGGGATGAGGGTGGATGTGAAGACGACGAAGTACGAGAATGGGAAGTTGTTGGTGGATGCGCGTAAGGGTAAGAAGACGGATGGCGTGGATTTCTATGTGTTGATGACTGGAAGTTTCCCTGGGCCGTATGCGTTCAGGGGATTCATTGCGAAGACGAAGATCATCAGGCCGGAGAGGATTGGCGAACTATGCGGGTACAAGAGTTACATTGCGGAGCAGCGGGAATTGAGTGAGTCCGCTAAATCTGATTGACTTAGTAGGGATTCGTATGCGTCAGTGCGTGTAACGACCTTAAGCGAGGTGGTGGGTTGGTCAGCCACTGCAAACTGTCTAAGCGGCGATGACGTTCCGCATTGGTGAGGTAGGATAATCGTCCACTGTGTGGTGGATAGATGGCCTACCATAACGCAGATAACGTCGGTTTTAATTTTACTCATTATGGCTTGTCCTAATGTTTTCAATGCGTTCGCCGTGGCGACTGAGTCGCTCGCGCAGGACGTTTACAAGCGCGCCTCGTATCGTTCGATGTGGTTGAACCTCATTGAGCGTGGCGAGTATCCTCAGGGGACTGGTTTGACCCAGACCTCGTTCACTACCACTTCGATTGAGCCGACTGCGGCTGAGGAGTGGTCGGCCATCACCCTCGCGTCCGGCAACCCCGGCGACAATGCTGGTGCTTGCGATGTCACTTACAATGACGTTCCGGTTGGCTACAACGCTGTTACTTGGGGGCCTGAGCGTTTTGCTCTGAAAGGTCCGCTTCTGTGTAAGGATGATCTGACTTTTGATCATCGCGTTGAGGCGTTCTTGCGTGTGTACTTGGAGAAGTTGTCTATTCGCGCACAGCGTTCGTGGGAGACTCGTTACCAGAACATGTTTGCCAAGTACGCCATCAAGGCGGTGGCCGACTCGTCCTTTACGCAGGTGGAGACGATTCCGTCTGGTGTGAATGAGTTGCCCTGGATTCAGACTGGTTCGGCTGGTCAGGCTTTGAATCAGGCTACGAGCGAGTTGACGCAGGAGATGCTCGATGTTGCTGCTGCTACGTTGATTCGTAATGGCGCGACGAATCCTGATAGTTCGGGTTTCATCAGCTTCTCCAGCGACGGTCCGGTGTTCCCGTTGTACATCGGCATGGAGGCAAGCCAGCGTATTGCTCAGAACAATGCCGCGCTGCGTGAGGATCTGCGCTTCGCTGACATGGGTTCTGGTGCCGGTGCTGAGCTGCTCAAGCGGATTGGCGCGAATCGGGTCATCAAGAACTTCCGCCATATCCCGAATCTGTTCCCGCCCCGCTTCAGCTATGCTGGCGGCAAGTACACGCTCATCCAGCCCTTCACCAGCACCTCCGGTACGAAGGGTACTGTGTTCAGCGTCAACCCGAGCTGGACGACCGCCTTGTACGAGGGTGCGTTCGTGCCGACTCCGTACGTCATCAAGAGCCATATCGTTCGCCCGGTGAACCGTGTTGGCGACTTGAGCTGGCAACCGACCAACTACATGGGCGAGTGGCAGTGGGTGACTGGTGCCTACAAGCTCGATGTGGATTGCGCCGATCCGCTGGAGAAGAAGGGTCAGCACTACGCTGAGTTCGTTCATGCCGTGGAGCCGATCTTCACGAACCAGGGTATGACGATTATCTTCCGTCGTTGCACTGGTGCGCTGACCCAGATCATCTGCTCGTAATTGGAGTTGAATAGCTAACAGACCCGCAGGTCCAAAAGGCTTGCGGGTTTTTGCTTTTGCATTGACAAGGATCAGTAGGATCTGATGCTCCCCGTATGCCGAGTTTTACTCTTCCAGAAGGCGTTGAGATTCCTGAGAATTTGAAGGAAGGCGAGGCGTTCCAGACGATGGCGACGATTGTCCTTGGTAAGAACGGCAAGGCTGAGTTCATCGAGATTGATGGCATGGCTATTCCCGGCTACGAGAACAAGTCGAAGGGCAAGAAGTTGGCCGAGCGTGGTGAGGAGGAGTACGAGGAGGAGGAGGAGACGGCTCCTGGCGGCGGCGGTTTCATTGCTGAAGTGATGCAGCGTGGTGCTGGTCCGATGGCTTAATTCAAAGATAAAAGCGTATGGCTGACATTACATGCACTGAAGCGGCAACGCTATTGAGCGAGGTTCAGCCTCTTGGATGCCGCTCGCCGTGGGAGCGTGATATGGCCAAGCTGGCACTCCTCAATCGCATTGCTGATGGAGCTGGAACGGCGGCGGCTAATGCTGCTGGGTTTGGAACTGTTCGTTCGGTTACGGCGTCCACGGCGATTGTGTCGAGTGATTTCGCGATTATCGCAAATTCGACATCGGGAGCGATTACGGTTTCGCTTCCACCGGCTGCGACGGCGGTTGGTCGTATCTTTTTCGTGAAGCGTGTGAATGCTGGCGCGAACAATGTGACTGTCGATCCGTTTGGTGCTGAAACGATTGATGGTGCGGCGACTCATGTTTTGACCGCTCAATGGGCGAGGGTTGAATTCATCAGCAACGGAACAGCGTGGTTCCTCATAGCTCACCAATAACATGGCCGACTCTTCATCCATCACTTGCGCGGAAGCTGTTGAGCTGATTGCCGAGGTTTCGGCTACTGGATGTCGTTCTCCGTGGGAGATGGACATGATTGAATTGGCACTGTTGAATCGCATTTATGATTCTGGTGGTGCTGGTGGATTTCAGCTTACGGCTGATTTGACTTCGATTACGGCGGATGTGACGACCATTACTGCGGATCAGACCCAATTTTAGAAAACACCTCATACCATGGCAAAACAGACTATCAACATTGGCGCATCGGCGAACGACGGAACGGGGACGCCGTTGCGGACGGCGTTCGATTATTGCAATCTGAACTTTACGGAGCTGTACACGGCCGTCGGCCCGAGCGGCAACAACATCGTCGTTCCAGGCACCGCCACCATCACCGGAGCGGCTACGGTGGGGACAACGCTTGGCGTTACCGGCGTTTCGACTTTCGCCGCTGGCACTGCGTTGCTGCCGGGTATCACGACGACTGGAGACACTAACACCGGCATTTTCAATCCATCAGCCGATACTTGGGCTGTTAGTACGGGAGGCACTGAGCGTTTTCGTGTAAACTCCACGGGGCTGGGCGTTGGGGTTGTGCCATCGTACAATCTCGATGTGCAGGGTGCTGATAACAGCATTATTGCTCAGTTTGGAGGTGTAGGCGGAAGAAAGGTCAATTTCACAACTTCTGCAAACGGTGCATTCGCAAACGGATATTTCAACTTCGTTTCAACCTCAAGCGTCGGTGGTTTTTCGTTTCAAAACACCACCGGAACGCTTCTTACTATTGATAATTCGGGCAACGTCGGCGTGGGGGTTACGCCGAGTGCGTGGGCGTCTATTTACAAGACGGTTGAGTTTTCAAACGGTGCTTCGATCTGGGGGCAGACTGATTTGCCTCAGTTGTCGTTGCAGACGAACGCATTCCTCAATTCGTCGTTTCAATGGATCTACAAAACCACCGCTGCCGCCTCAAACTATCGGCAAACCGCAGGGGCGCATCTGTGGTTCAACGCCCCCAGCGGCACCGCTGGCAACGCCATCACCTTCGCCCAAGCGATGACGCTCAACGCCGCTGGAAGCTTGGTGCTTGGTGCTGCTGCGGTTGCGACTACTGCGACTGACGGTTTCCTGTACATCCCTGGTTGCACTGGAACTCCTACCGGAACTCCCACCGCTCAGACTGGCCGAGTTCCTCTCGTCGTCGATACAACCAACAACAAGCTGTACTTCTACAGCGGCGGTTCTTGGGTTGCTGCCAACTAATCTACTACCACCATGAACATCTCTTGGATCATCGAACGCCTTCTCGTCCGCAAAGTCGAAGGCGACAAAACCAACGTCGTCATCACTGCCGATTGGCGTTGCAATGGCTCGCAGGATCAGTACGGCGGCACTTGCTACGGATCGACCAGCTTCGCTGCGCCGAGCGGTTCTGGATTCACGCCTTACGAGGATCTGACCGAAGCTCAAGTCTTGAGCTGGTGCTTCGCCAATGGCGTCAACAAGACCGCCATCGAAGCGAACGTCGCCGCGCAGATCCAGAACCAGATCAACCCGCCGGTCATCGCTCCGCCGCTGCCGTGGGTGCCGAAGGAAATCGTTGCGAAGAATGATGCTGTCGCTAAGGTTCCGACGGCATGATTAAAATTGAACTGACTCCCGAACAAACCAACGCCCTGCTGCAACTCGTTGAAATCGGAATGAAGGCTGGGAATATCAACAATATCCGAGCCGGACTTCCCCTCTACGACCTGATCCTCGATTCAGCCAAGCAGCAGGCTCCAGCCGCTAACTAACAACGCACGATGACGGACCACCACGCTTTTATCAGAGACATCTCAATCGGCGTCGGTGGTCCGGCAATCGGCATTCTTGGAAACGCAGTATTCTCCGATCCGAATCTCAAGACTGTCTCATTGGCACTTGGCGCGCTCGCCGCGCTTCTCACTTGCGCCGTGAAAGCAGTAGAACTCTACCGCAAACTCAAAAACAACAAATGAACCCTAACATCGCCTCCCTCGTCCGCCATATCCTGACCGCTGCCGGTGGATTCATCGTTGCCAAAGGATTGGCCAGCACCGATCAGGTTACTGAAATCGTTGGCGCTATCGTCAGCATCTTCGGTGTCGCCTGGTCGATCATCAATAACAAGAAGAACGCCGACAAACGGTAATGAACTTCTTGGCCGACTTGGTCATGAAGTTGGTCATCTGGCTTCACGCGCTGACGACCAAGGACATTTCAAGTGAAGACGCAAAGAAACAACCTGATCTTAAGCGCGGTCTTCTTGATCGTGTGCGCGAGCATGAGCGTGAGCTGCGCGAGCAGAGTGATTTACGTCCCCCACGGTGAGCCTGTGCGCCTCGCTGAGAGCATTAAGGCGAAGGTTTGGGTGGTTGACGCCAGCGGCAAAATGGTGCGTAGTAATAACCGCATCATCATCCATGAAGGTTGGTATGCACTTCCAAAAGAATGAGCAACAACGCACCGTATAAAGGTTCTCCCGCCGTCGGTGGTGGCAGCGGACCTTACAAGCAGTCTCCGCCGCCCAAGCCTCCGGTTAAGCCGGTGCCAGGTCCGGTTCCGAGTGGCAGTGGACCGTACCGAGGTGGCAGCGGTCCTTATCGAGGTCGGTAATTCAAACGAAAATCCCCCGGTGGCTAAGAAACCATCGGGGGATAATTGTTTCCGCGTATCCTTAGCGTCCGAGCGACTTCATCACGCTGGCGACAAAGTCCTCGCTCTTGGCGGCGTTCGCATTTGCTGGTCGATAACCTCCAGATGTTGCCTTCGAGGTAACTCCCGGTTCGCTTCCACGATACTTCGATAGCTCGGCTTGTAGGCGCTTATTTACCTCAACCTGAGCATAGAGCAGTTCGCGGTACTTTGGCGCGGCAGCGGCCCAAAGAGCAGCCTTCGCTAGATCCTCCTCGCTGTTCTCACCATTGAAGATCTGCTTGGCAAGACCCAGACGCTGGTTCAGCTCGCCATTCCATTCCTCATCGCCCTCACGCGGCTCGAAGATTTCAAGTGCGCGAGCGTTCTCGCTCACCTTCGCCCAGGTCTTACTGGCCGACTCCAATGCAGCCTTCGTACCTTCTTCGTTGTCTTTCTGGTACTTCGAGATGACCGCATCGTAATCAGCTTTCGCCTCAGACATCTCCGCAGTCTTCTCGCCGTTAATCTCGTCGTACTTGACGATCAGCGCGCCGAGCTTCGCCTTCTTGGCCGGTGAAAGACCTTCAACGATGTCGTCGATCTGCGAGTTCCGGTAGTCGCTCTCAGGAGACTTGAGTAGGCCAACAAGCCGTTCTCCATCGGTGCCAACAAGACCTTTCACCGATTCGAAGACGCCATTGATTTTGCCCTCGTACTTCTTAACAAATTCAGGGTGACGCTCGATGTCGAGCAATCGGACACGCTCAGAAAGCGTGTCCCGCTCTTCCTGCAAGGTCTTGAGCTGAGCTTCGAAGTTCGGATTGGCAGTCTTGCCAGCCTTCAGCTCCTCTAATTGCTTCGCGAGCTGCGCCTTCTCCTCCTTGATCTTGCGGAAAGCATCAGCGGCCTTCGTAGACTTGATCGACTCGGGGATGTCCGAATCAGCGGCTGCTGAATCCTTGGCGACTGCGTCAGCTTTCTTCGCTCCAAACAACCGCTCGATGTCCATCTCGGACTTGCTGGCAGGCTTGGTCGTTTCTGCGGCGGCTGGCGTTGCGACTTTCTTAGGCTCCTCGGTAACAGGAGTCGATACGCCCTCATCGGCTTCGGCTCCCATGCGATTGAATGCGTCGAGAATCGAATTGCCAAAGTCAGGCTGCGACGCCGGATTGGTCAGCGGAGAGTTCAGTGGTACGTCCATAATTTGTTAGTATTGCTTATCAAAGGTTGCTTCAGGTTCTTTAGTAGTGTCATTCACCGACAATTTACGAAGGTTTTCAAGACAATGCGCGTAGCCAGCGGTTACACCGGCAGCAAAAATAATGTCCGATTCCTTGCTCACGTTTGACGGCATCGGGATAGGCATCGACTCAGCAACGATACGAATTGCCATGCGTAGAATTGGAGTTCTTAGGATCTTGCCTAGCTCAGCATGCTGATCGGAATCTATCCAATCTTGGATATTTACCTCAGGCAGCTCCATCAGGTTCTTCACTGTCTCCTTGCGGTTCTTCGTCGAGCCTCTTAGCCAGTTGATCATATCGTGTTGTTAGATGTCGTTTGAGTTTATGCCTCTGCGGAATTGGGTCGAGAATGTCGTCTAGCTTCATCGGCTTCTCCTTGTTGACGACATCGCGCTTGGGACGAATCACCTTCGTCACCTCCAGCATGTCGGCCAGTGGCAGCTTGATGTAGCCGCAATCAACGTCGTTGATACCGTACGAGACGACGAAATGATTCTTCGCGCTGTCGTAGAACGCTCCGCACGGGAACACGACCGCAGGCAATCCCGGCCACCAGTCCTGCTGATTCGTCCCAGTGAGAAGCGGCAACGTCGTCATCCGTGCAATGCGGAACGGTGCCTTAGCCTCGAATGCGTACGCTCCCATGTAGTAACGACGCTTCTTGTTGATCCAAGGCAATGAACTGTGGAAGAAGGTCCAGTACAAGCCATCGACCAGAATCGGATTCGAGCCGCCGCGAACCTCGCCAAACTTCCAGAGCGGATTGAACTCTTCGGTGACGTACTCCGCTTCCTTCTCAAGACGCCCATTAAGGCGTACTACGACATGAGGATTGGCCGAATACACCATGTGTGGCGCGTTATCGTGCGTGAAGTAGAGCCAGTTCTTCTCATGGCCATCGTTCACCATCGCCTGGGCGTAGTTGTTTCCGTAGATCGGATCGAATCGGGCGACGTTCAGGAACTGCTTGTCCAAGACGAACATCGCCTGATGCGCGTAGCTCTTGAACGGGACGAACGTGCAGCAGCTTAGTCCGTACTTGTCGCCGAACTTGACGATGCGCGGATCTTCGAACTGCTCCCCCGGCATGTGCGAGGTAAGCGTCAGCAACGCCTTCTTGATTGCTCCAAGATCCTTGGTCAGCTCGAAGATAACGATGTCGTTCTTCTCAAGGTAAACGTCCTCATCCTTCTCGCGCTTGTTGCGGCAGCGTCGGGTGAAAAGCAGGATCTGACCGTTCGGTTCCTGAACGATTGCAGGGTTGAAGTAGTAGGTTCCAACCTCCTCAGGAAGCGTGATTTTGCCAACCTCCCAGTCGCATTGCTCGGCCAGCTTGGGTACGTCGTTTTTTGCGTAGCTCATTAGAAACTCGGCTGCGAATTTGATTTCATCGTATTCAGCGAGCCAATGATCGCGTTCCTCGCGGACCTCGGTCAGATGCTCCTCGTTTTCTTTGGTTCGAATCTCAAGCGTCTTCCGCAAATCCTCGATCTGCATGAGCAAATCGGCCTGCCCATCACCGCCATTTGCAAATCGTTTGAGAGCTTTAAGAGACAGGCTTCGGATGATGTCTTTCATTGTTTTCGCACAAAAACCCGCGTTTTTCCGCCCTCCAGATACGTCAAATGCTCGTATTTTTTAAGCGCAAGATCTTGAACGAGCTTCATGGTTTCCCAATTCGCATCGTCCATTATGAACAGTCCGCCAATCCTAATCTTTGGCGTCCATGCAATCAAGTCTCGCGACGAATCCCACTCCGTATGCGCTCCGTCGAGATGGAAAATGTCGATGCTGTTGTCAGCAAAATCTGAAGACGCATCCCAAGAAGTCTTTCGGATCGTTGTCAGATTCTTGTCCAGCTCAAGCACCTTGAAATCACGGACAAACTGATTGTGAATCAAATCAAGCTGATCCTGCTCCTCGGTTAGACACTTGTTATACCCGTTTTCGCTCATCGCCGACTTGCTCCACGGATCAATTGCAAACACTTCGCATTGATGAACAAGCGATGCCGCGCAAAAACTGGCGATGCTCAATCCGCGCCATACTCCGACCTCAACAACCACTTTGGGTTTGAGTTCCAGTACAATGTCGAACATCCACCGACTCTTTTCCTCGAAGGTCCAGCCAGGGATGAAGCTCCTAGCCTTGATTACCTTGTCCCAGTGTTCGTTAGCCGTTGATTGTACTTGGTTGTCCATTTTGTGTTGCGAGTGGGGGAACTAAAGAATAGTGGCTGATTGTCGGGAGAGTTCTTTTTTTAAGCTGGATGTCGATTGGCGCGTACATCAGCTCGTTGGTTTCGATCAGATGCTTCACCGCAGTATTTCGCACCAGATAAGCATGCGTACACATCGGAGGGACAGGGGTATGAGCAACCCCCTCACGCACCATCAGCATTTTCGAGTCAAGGCAACAGTGGCCTACAAAAACAAACTGCCAGTCGCTTGGCAGATTCTCGATTTTCGCCATCAGCTTCTCCTTGAATCCGTCGCAAAGCTCAACGTCATCCTCAACAACAAGGAAGTAATCGTCATCGAGGTACTGCATTATCCTCCAAATGGTGTAATGGGACATCGAGCATCCAAGAACACTCTGCGAAATGCGGTATGTAGGGCCGTCTTCAGGAGTCCAGTTAGGATGATCGTCGAGGTACGACAACTTTGTATCCAAGCCCATCTTTGGGGCGTGGATTGCGTCAAACAAATGAAAGTCAATGCCATGACTCTTCAAATGATTGGAAACTGTTTCCCGCCTTTTAGTCGCTGACTTGAGGGAAACGCAAAATGTCCTTGGAAACTTCATTTGTTGGTTATTAAGACTGCTGATTTGTTGAATCCGCCAATGTTGAACATTCTCAAGAGCTTGGAGTTCGGCCAGTACAACACGTTGATCGGCCTGTATCCTCCCGCATCTGTGTCAGAGTTTGATTCGCAATGGTCGTTTACCACTAAAACGTATTTACTCTTAGTCGCTCTGCTCAAAATCTTGTCGCACTCAGAAAACGGAAGGTGCTGCAAGACATCTTTGATGTGAACAAAATCAAACTGCTCATCGACTTCGAAAATCGTTGCATTCGAAAGGTCAGTTCCAAGTGGAGCCTTTGACTTCGCAATTTCAATCGCAGCCTGACTGACATCGATTCCCTTGTATCGGATTCCACTTAGATCAAACTGTCCCGCAAGCTGCCAATCACCACATCCGACATCCAAGAAAGACTTTACGCCAAAAGAACGGACCAGATCGTTGAGGTAAGAGACGTATTCTCCTGTGTTTGACCTGCTAGAACCGGGGCCAGATCCACCGTTCCATTTGTCGTTCTTGTAGATGTCATCAAAGATATTTTGAAGCGTGTTCACAGTAGACGTTCTCCTTTTTCAGAATTGTTTCCTCAGTCAATGAATTCATTCTCTCGGTGTGGTATGACCTCCACAAGTGGGCGACAATGCATCCATCAAGTGAATAGTTCGGCTCCCAGTATTTCCCTGATTCACAGTGGATGAATCCGAGCATCTCGAAATCAACCGCCTTGCAAAGACCGGGGTTTTCCTGATGCAGCTTCCACGGGTATTGAACCGAAAACTCGTTCCAGCCGGTGCCATCAAACTCCTGCCATTTCTGAAGCCATTTCCACTGAAACTGACCGTGCATCCTTGAGAACATCACCGCATTGCACAGGCCAATTGTTCCTTCTCCGCAGAACTCGCGGCCAATGACAGCATCATGCTCAAGCCATTCCTTAGGGAAAGGAGCCAGCGTAATCGTGTCCGTATCGGCGTAAACGCCACCCATCGCATACAGAACCGTATGGCGAATCAGATCAGCGCGATGCTGGTGCCGCGAAATAAACTTCCCATTCCATGTCGTGAAGTTGTCCACCGGCATGATGCGAACTGGAACCTTGGCCTTCAGCTTTTCCCACTGCTCTCCGGTAGGTTCGTTCGGACACCACAAGAATACGTTCCAGTCAGGATTGTTCATCCATGCCGAAGCGATTGCGATTCTGTCGCAGATGTGGAAGCCGTCGTCGTGAAGACCGTGAACGAAGTGTATGTTTTTCATCCCTGACGCGCCAAGTTAGACTCGGCAGTTGCATTCGCTCGCTGAATATCAGCGGTTGTCTTCGCGTTCCGGCGAGCTAAATCTGCCATCGCCTTCTCGTTCTGACGCTGAATGTTGGCCATAACCTCGGCGTTCTGGCGAGCAATTTTTGCTTGAACCTCGGCATTCATCATCGCCGTCTTCGGATCGACGCCCTGCTGAATCGCCTGAGCCTGCTGCATTTGCGCCTGAGCTTCCTGTTGCTGCTGCAACAGCTCACCAAGCTGCTGAACGGTCTGAACAACCATCTGGAGCTGCTGCGCGTACGCCTCGACCTGAGGACGACGAGTAGGGTCGGTGGACAAGCGAGCCAGATGATCCTGGACGTGCTGACCGATGCCTTGCAGGAAGAGCATAATCTCCTGCGGATTGCCGCCCTGTTGGATAGATGCAGCCGCCTCGTTCGCCGCCGCAAGATGCGTGTCGATGTGAACGATTTGATTCTGCGTATCCGTGACGATTGCCATGTTGCCCTGGCGCAAGGACGAATGCTCCAGAACAGCCAGCGCGGTCTGATCCTGAACTCGCGAAGACTGGATCTGGGTCGGCAAATAACGATCCACCATTTGTTGGCCAACCTGAGCGGCGATGTAGTCGCGCAAGAGACTGACTTTGCCACCCTCAGGAAGAGAGCCAAGCAGACCGAGCAAAGATCCGAGGAGCTGCTGTTTCGCGAACTGAGAACCTTGGCCGACCGTGCGAGTCGCTTCAACGAAGTCGATATCCAGCATGGCTTGAACCGGGACACCTCGTTCGGCGCAACGACGCTGAAACTCAATCGCGTCCTTATCCGACTTGGTAATCGGGTTTAGGTTGGGATTGGAGGCGCGGCGATACCGCTCCTCAAAGAAAGAATCAAGCTGTGCGTAATACCGGCTCAACTGCGTCTTACCGATTGCTGACTGCTGTGCCACGATGGCTTGGACTTCATAGGCCGTGCGCGGGTTGCCCTGCGGCTTGTTGAGCGATTGGCGATACTGAGAGAGATTGCCTTGAAGAACATTCTCAAGGTCCGCGTTGACCGCCATAGGAGCATCCAGAACGCCAGCAATGTTTTGTTGAATGACTTCATAGTCGGGCGGGAGAATAGCATACGGTCCTTGCTGAACGACGCTCGTCTTGCTGAGCGCATTGGGGTTGAGGGGGCGGAACAGGATCTGCGTCCGGGCGAACGCGCTATCGACCATTGAGCAGCGCAGGCGATTCTTCAGCTCCATCGCCTGGAGCATCTTGATGCCCAAGCCTTTGACGCCGTGATGCTCGCCATCGCCACGGTCGTAGTACATCGGATGAATCACCTGCTCCCACTTCTTGAAGCGGCGCAACTTCCGATACATGAAGTTTTCGCTGTCACGCTCATCGATGATGCAGTGGCTGATCTGACCATCGAATTCTTTGTAGAAGACGTGACACATCAGCACCACCTCGGAGCGAGCTGAGAAGGTGATGTCGTTCGAGCGAAGCTGGCGCTGGAAGAACTCCCAGTCGTACTGAACACCGGAGCGGTACGGTTCGGGCATTGCGGCGCGAATCCGCTGACGGACATAATCGACATTCCACCCAGCGGCTACCGCTGCTTTCTCGTCCTGAATCTTCTCGAACAGGTCATCAACACCCATGCGAGTGCGGACGCAGGCCACCTTCCAATCACTGACATTCGACTTGGTTCCATCGGGAACAAGAAGATCCGTCGCCATGATGGCTTTGCAGCGCCAGTTGGTGCTGTCTTCAAAGATCAGCGGACCATCACCAATCAAAACCATCTCGCGCTGAGAGAGCTGAACGATGTAATCGAAATCTTTGTCGAGCTTCTGAAGCCGGTCGAACTCCTCGGTGATGATCTTCGACCAATCCTCCCGCTTATCCATGTCATTGCCGTAAGCGGTGCGAATGTTTGCGTAGGTCGGAACCTCAGCAAACACATCGTAGAAGGCACCCATGGCCAACGAAAGAAACGCCTCCGACTCGCGGAAGTTGACATTGGTTCGGAACGCTTGGTTGTTACGTCGAAGCTCTGCCGGATTGTATGGCGGATTACCATCGACTAGACCGCGCAGCTTAGCCCGAGTGCTATTACGAAGCTCGTCGGCCATAATGAGCTTCTGGAAGATTTCACGCGCTGATGCCGCGTCGGCTATGCGCGTTTCTGGCGCTTTACCGTCTTCGTTGAGGGTTTCAAGCGGCAGTTGGGCTAGGTTTCCGTACATGGTCGTTTTTTCCAGCAGTGGGCCGGAAGGTTTTTGTTCTCTGTAGCGTCCGTAAATTTATGGAGCGTTTCAATGGGAAACCACACCATGCTTCTGATAAAGCAACCGCAAAATTCGCAGCTTTGAAGGCTTTCGTCTAGGGGCGTGCTGCCATGCTGGGAAAATGTTTTGACCGCCTCTTTTAGCACCCGAGCGTTACATCCAGTGCATCCGAGCGGCTTACGGTTGTAGATACATGTCGAGCAGATTGACGCTCTTTGAGTCGCTTCCGCTTGGCTTACCTTGCCTCCGCCAACGGTCAGACCGTGCAAGAGGCTCATGCTGAAGCGGATTACATCGCCAATTTGGAGCGATTTACGGCCTTCTGGCTTACGGATTTCAACTTCATTGTACATACAATCAGCACCGTTACGACACGCATACTCGGTGATTAACGTGTCGAGATTTTCGGGAATTTTAATCGCATTGGCGGTGTAATGGTTACGAACGAACTCATGGAGCTGTGGCCAAGATCCACCCATGATTTCGATGCCAGTCTCAGGAACACGGTAATGCCACCCGCCAGGGATGACCATGTGTTCGTTCAGCACTTTGTATCCGGTGACGTTACTGCTCATAAGTCGTCGTGATAAATTGAATCAGCATCTCGAACGAGCTTTTCCCAGACCTTATCCATTCTGCTTGCTCGCGGTTCAAATGCGGCGGTTTTGCGGACTAGATCAAGCAAGACTACAGCAGCGTCGGCCAAGTCGGGCGATTTTCCGGTTCGTTGCTTCATCACGGTCTTCGATTCGACCGATATCTTACGCTTGGAATCGTCGAACATTCGACCGCAGAACTCCTGCAACGTCTCGATGTCCATACCACCAACACGCTCCTCGACGACCCATTTTCGCATCGAGAACCAGAGTTCTGTCACCTTGCGGTCGTATGCTTCATTGCATGGCCTACTGTCCTCGTCGCTGACCGGGATGGTTGACGGAGAACCACCAAATTCAACGCGATGAACCACACCCCATTCGCGAGTCAAAATGTCGGCCAAGCCCCCGCCCTCACCGCTCGAATCCAGAGCGAATTTGTCCGGTGCAACGCCACGCTTAGCGCATTCCTCTTTGACTCGATTGGCTATTTGGTAATGCACCGGCTCGGTCAGCGCGGCATTCGGTGAGATTTGAACTACATCGCCAAAGAGTACACTCGCCTTGTCGTTTGCGGTGCCAATCTTGGCAAAGCGTAGAACGCATCTATCGCCACCAAATCCCGGATCAAGTCCGGCAACAATTTGGACATTGGTCGTAAACACCAAGTTTCTTGTAGGTGTGTGCGTCTCAATCAGTGATTCGGACAACACTGTCTTGACCATGCCGTCAGGACTCCAGAATCCGCGTGTGTACTTCCAGAATGTGGGGCTTTGCTCGCCCTCATGGCGCATAGCCGACAAAACCTGATCGTGCGTGATGAGGTATGGGTACTTTGTTCGCCCTTCGCTGATATTGGGCGATTTCATGCCGTCGAACCGTCGGCACATCCCGCGTTCGGTCAGCCAATGCTGATCCTCAATCGTGACACTGCGCCAACCCTTTGCCGGTGTGCAGAAGCGTCCGTGCGGATCGTACTTCGAAGCAGGGTTTCCGATGACTAGCATCTTGAACTCACGGCAACCCTTGGAGAGGTTTGTACAAGCCTCGAACGCTGCCTCGGGGGTGTCCGTAGCTTCGTCAATGATGACCATCACCCGCTCGGCGTGAATACCTTGGATGTTGGCCACTGCCTTCGAGGTGTTACCTTCGGCGACGGCGATAGCGGAAATGGAATGGCGGTCGTCACCTTTGACAGCCTGTAAGGCCATTTTGGAATCGACCATGTTGCCTGGAAACCCGCGAGACTTACGAACCAAATCCTGAAGATTGGCCCACATACGCTTGCGGATCATCTTCGCGGTCGTCGATGTCAGGACAACCGTTGACTTGGAAGGATTGGCCAGCCACCAAACGGTAGCAAAAAGCGTTGCTCCAAAGGTCTTGCCGCTCGCGCCGCATCCCGCCCATCCAACGTAGTCGTGTTCGCAGAGGCTTTCGACTTGAGCTTCCAGCCACGGGTTCCAGCTCATCTTCGGCCAGAGCATTTTGGTGGCGTTAACAAAATGGTCGAAGGTGCCTAGCCCACCCTCATTAGGCTGGAGCCGGTTTCGGAATGCGTAAAGCTCAAGCTCAAGATCGGGTATCTTGACGGGTGAACGAATTCCGTACTTGTGCTGAATTAGTGGATGCTCAGTGGTTTGATCTGCCATTTTGACCTTGCGTTAAAGATTCGTGGATTCAGAGTTTTAGGAAGGTTATGCCTTCGCAACCATACTTCGGTTCATCCTGCTCGTCACCATGTGTGACGACTACCGAATGCCAGCCTTCAGGTGATGATTGCGCGGTCATCGGCATAATGACCATCAAAATTGGGGAGCAGTTTTCCGTTTCGCTCTTTGTTCCGGCGAATCCCCCGATTTCGTGGGCTGGCATTGTTGGGTACTCTCAGATCAGGGATGCGTCAGGCGTTCTCCTCTACGATTTTGGAACGGTGGCTGGAACCGTTGATGGCAGCGGGAATGCGACAATCAACTTCATTGCGCCTGGAGCGTCCACCGCAATCTGGCCTGCTGGAACGTACTACGTTGATTTTTCGTTCGAGGTTGTCGGAACTTTTGGACCAAAAACCACCGGAACTTACAAGCTTATCGTCTGTGACGGAATCACAGTCCCACCATGAGCAGTTACGACATCTCCATTCAATTTGAAGGAACTGGAGTCGTTTCAACGATTTCTGAGAACGAGCTGGATTACACGCTTAACGTCGTAAACGTCATTTACACGGCTCCGACTGTTACGAGCGTTGGTGTTTCTGGCGGAGCAACCGGACTCACCGTTTCGAATTCTCCAATCACCACAAGCGGTGTGATGACGATTGGTGGAACTCTTGCGGTTGCAAGCGGTGGAACTGGGGCAATTACGGCTGATTCTGCGCGGTCAAATCTTACTGCCCAGAAAACCATTACGAGCGGAACCGCATCGCCATCTGGCGGATCTGACGGCGACATCTACCTTCAATACATCTAATTTATGGCAGACAACGTAGGATACACACCCGGAACAGGTGCGACGGTAGCCGCTGACGACATCAGCGGAGTTTTGCATCAGCGCGTTAAAATTGGCGTTGGTGGCGATGGTGTTGCGGTTGATGTGTCATCCAGCAACCCGATGCCGGTCAGCGGTACTGTGACGGCAAACACCGGCCTGTCTCAACCTCTGACGGACAGCCAACTTCGCGCCGCAGCCGTTCCGGTGAGCGGTACTTTTTTTCAAGCAACTCAACCTGTCAGTATCGCAGCGTCTGTTCCTGTTACAGGTCCGTTGACTGACGCTCAACTTCGCGCAAGTGCTGTCCC